ACTAACGGAGGTCGCACGCAAACGGGACAAGCAGCGGGATATACGGAGACAGACCCAACGCCNGACTACTAGTCGTATGGATATCGAAGATAACTTTCCAGATTGGTTTTAACTAAACCGATACTTTATATCTCAAACGGTCTCGCGAGAGGCCTTTTCTATTGCCAATTTCTTTTTAAATGGTTGGCTCCCTTTACGCATTGCAGCTTCAACTACAATTGCTTCATCAGGAGTTTCTGGCGTAGGCAACTCTGGCGTGTCTGGTAGTTTACCTTTTAAATCATCAGGTATTTTTAAAGGCAACTCAACAGTTGTCCTTGACATAACAGGTATACACTGGTTTGTTACTGGATCAAAAAATGTCCACGCAGGACATCTGTCATATGGATTCAACATTACACTTTTCTCATTGGAATATTAGGAACATATTCTTTCATATGTTCATCGTATCGATAAATTGGTAAAGGCATGTTAGTTGGACTATGCCTTGAAGGCCACTGTGATTCATCTTCCCCTGCTCTCGCAATTAATCCTAATATTTCTTCTGGTATTTGAGCAGCTAGTCTCATAGAAAATACCTCACATTTAACCTATATTCTACTTATATTTGTAATGTCAAAATAAATATATGAAATGACTTTGAATGTAATTCCACCCGAGCTTCTTGAAGCTAAAGATAAAATTGAAACTAAAGAACCTCAACCTTATTGGAAACCTAGCTCACTAAAAGATGGAGAGTCAGAAGAATTTAGATTGCTTGGATGTTATGAAACTGGACACGCAGTCACAGGATGGCAGTACGCATCAGAGATCCAAGACCCTAAGACCGGTGATCTCCGCTTCAATGGTTACGTTGTTACTAGGTCTCACCCTGGGTCTCCTGCTGACATTGCCCGTGAGACCGACTGGTCCAAACCTGATCGGCCCAAGATTGACGGAACCTACGTCAAGCCTCGGCGATTCCTTGCTTGGGTGGCTACGTCAGCTGCAAGAGGAAGACTAGAAGTTCTATTTCTAGAACAGAAATCTATCCGTGAGCAGCTAACTGAAATCCTTCAAGAGGTTGAAGACTATACCTGGACTGAAGAAGGTCTCGCTAACTTCTCAATCAAGATTACCAAAAAAGGCACCGGACTTGATACTAGGTACACCATCATGCCTAAAGTTCGTGCGGTCCCAGCCAAAATTAAAAACGAATGGGAATCGCAGAAAGATACTATCTGGTTGCCTAATTTCTTTGCTGGCAAAGATCCATTCGATGGTAAGCAAGTGGAAGAAAAAGGTCTACCTGCTGGCGGTCAAGATAAGCGTGGCGCTCACGTATCTCCCACAACAGCTAAAGCAAAAGTACAAGATGACAACGCAGAATTTTAATCATGACAAACATTAATACCGAAGGCTTGCCAGTTGAAATGCAAGCACGCATTGCTGAAATTATTGAGAAAGCAAAGGCTAATGCCGTCCAACCAATGGCACCTGCTGCTCCCACACAACCTGGACCTGTAGCTGCACCAGGTCTTGTTAACCCAGGCGCTCTAGCTCAACGTCCACCGTCGCTGATGGATCACATCATTGCTTTGCGTGGTGAAGTAGCTGAGCTACGTCAAGAGAATCTTGATCTACGACAACAAGTACATGCATCTGCTCAAGTAACTGAGGCTGTAGGTCAAGCAGTAGGTTCGTTATACCAAATGTTTCAGGAAAGCACCCAGCCTACAAATTACAGCAGCCAGTTCCAAGAGGCGCAACCGTCGCAGATAGATGACTTCTGAAGCAAGAAAAAAATCTACTCGTCTTTACCAACAACGTCTATTNAAAAGACGTAATAGTTTATTAGCTGTATTCCCTTGTATCGCTTGTGGAGAACCAGATCCCGACATCATTGAGTGGCATCACGTCCATCCTGAANCTAAAAAAACAAAGGTAGGCGGAACTACGATTGCCGAAGAGCGTTGGTGGGATGAGGTTCTCAAATGCGTACCACTCTGTTGCAACTGCCATCGGAAAGTCCACAAATATAAATTATGTCTACTAACACAGAAAATTCTCAAGAACAAATAAATGATAAGCCTTATCGTATACAAACGACGGCAGGGCACAGGAAGTACTTGTGCTCCGGTTTATATATGCCGTCAGTCACTACCGTCCTCAGTGGTACTGAAAGTGAGAAGTCCAAAGCAGGTCTTCGCAACTGGAATATCAACAACCCTGGCAAGCTAGAAGAAGCGGCCACTCGTGGATCCGCGATTCACCTTGGCTGCGAGAATTATCTTCGTGGCCTTGACCCAGGCGTGCCTGATGAGTACCAAGATTTTTGGAGTGGCATCACTCAATATCTTGATTGGTTTGATGTACTCCATTGGTCTGAACGACCTCTCCGTCCCGACTGGAATCATCTCAGGTCTGACGATAAGGAAGTGGCTTACGTGTGGTCAACTACCCATATGTTTGCTGGATGTCCAGATTTAATCGGTGAAATCGGTGGCGTTCGCGTCATTGCAGATTTCAAGACATCCAACGCTCCTTACATGAGCTCTTTCCCTGATAAAGGTGACCGCATTGGCTTCGGTGGATATCGCAAGTTTCAAAAGTGCTCGCAACAAATGGCTGCCTATAGGCTTGCTCTTGAGGAACGCACCGGATTTAAATGTGACGTTGCACTCATAATCGTATCGACACCGGAGACTACACAAGGTATATTTATAGATGGAGATCAGATGGATCTCGCTGAGTCTAGATTTGTTAAGCGATGTGCTCAGTTCCATGAACTGTTCCCTCCTGATGATCAGGAGATTGCGTTAAAAGAATAAAAGTATATGAAACTCAAGCTATCAGTTCACAAAAGTTGTAAGAATAAAGCCAACCCTCAGAAGGTTGCACGTGGGTGGTCAAACATCTACGAAGACATTACTTGGCTACTTGGGTGGGTACAGCATGGCTATGGCTGGACTGCTACTCACTTTCTAGACAAGCATCGCAAGGCGGAGAATGCTAGCGGTAGTAACTTAGTTGTAATCGACTTTGATGGCGACACCAATCTTGATAAGTTTTGGGATACGCAGACTGCAAAAGATTGGTGCATTGCTACCTATACATCCTCTAGTCACACACTTGCAGAGCATCGCTTCCGTGCTCTGTTCCCACTTGGCAAAGACTTAGACACAGCATCACAGCACCGTGGTGCTTACTGGCTTGTCGTCAATCGTTTGCTACAAGAGCTTGGTCTAGATGAGCTCAAAGATAACTGTGGCCAGAAAAGTGAACGCTTATGGTACGGCAATACAAAAGCAGAAGTAAGGCTCAACGATGATGCCTTAGTCCCTGACTTCCTGCTCAACGATATTGAGTACGAAGAGTCTTCTACTTATGTACACTCTGACGTCACAGACGTTGATGTCAAACGTTGTCAGTGGCTCCTGCGAGAGTTCTTAGACCCTTCTGAAGATGGTGAGTATGAGTCTTATTTTGTACCGATCATGGCCGCCTGTGCAGGCATTGGACACGTTGTCTTCGATGACTGGGTTGACTGGGTCTTACGTGGTCATCACGGTGAAAAGCCAGAGAACTCTCAGCCATTTAAATGGCATGGTCTTGGCAATTTTGCAGGGCACACTTCGCTGTATGCAATGGCCAAAAAACAAGACCGTAGTTGGACTCAACAGCTCCCACATTCATTAAAGTTTGGTGCTGTTGGTACAGCTGTAGGTTATACAGAACTCGACCCACAACCTGATTTTGCAGAAGTTATAATCGCATCGCAGGGTAAATCTATACCGGAGAAAAATATGATTGAACCAGAACCGTTACCTGATGTATCGGTTGCAAAACGAAAAGGTCGTCCTAAAAAAAGCAGCAATGACGCTGCCAAAGAACGTGAAGAAGATGTTCGTCAAGTTAAAGAGATCCTGCAAGAACTGCGTAAAAATGAACTAACGGGTGCTATTGAATACACTGACAATACTGGTCGTACTATTGCACTACAAGGTAATGACCTTGAGTTAATGACAACCAAACTAGCTTGTGAGTTTGGAGTATTTATACCTGAGCCTCGTGTCAAAGCAGCTGTTCAGTATGCGGCTTCCAGGAATTCATACTGTCCTATTCGCCGTTATCTTGATCACTGCAGTGCACGCGCTAAGCCGCATGAGCAATGGGCAACCATTGGCGAGGAGTTCTTAGGCAACAAGCATCACATCGCTACCCTTGCTATGCAACGGATGATGATTGGTGCTGTAGCACGAGCATATAACCCTGGCTGCTCTATGTCTTGGCTACCCATTCTTGTCGGTGCTCAAGGTGTTGGTAAGTCAATGTTCAGTCGCAACCTTGTCCCTAATGATTTGTTTGCTGAGGTTTCAACACCTTTAGACACATTGATGAAAGAGCAGTACAGACTGCATATGGCATGGCTTCTTGAATTACCTGAGATTGATAACTATTTCAATATCAGAAATATTGAGAATTTTAAGAACTTAATTACTTCTCGTGTTGATGAAGTACGCTATCCTTATGCTGCCTTGCCATCCAAACTTCCTCGGAGGTTTGTGATGATTGGTACTACCAATCGCAATCAGTTTCTAGTAGATAGCACGGGTAACCGTCGCTTTGTTCCACTTGAAATTGGCAGTGGGTTCCAAGTACCCTGGACTCGGTTACGTGAAGAGCGTGACTCTATGTGGGCTGCAGCCGTTGCGGCCTACAGGAATAACGATAGATATGAGTTTGACAGCGGAGAGATTGCAGCTATTGCTGAATACATTCAAGAGTTTGGTGATCCTGACCCTTGGATGGATAAAGTTTCTTCTTATGTAGCAATTCGATCAGAGGTCACCGCTGCTGAAGTTCTAACTAATGCACTTGAACTTGATCCACGTAATCAAGGTAGGCGTGAAGCACGTCGTGTTGCTGATGTCCTTCAGTCTATGGGCTGGAGACGTCTAGTAACTTCTCGTAAAGACGCCAACGGTAAATCTAAGTCAGTTCGTATTTGGAAACGACCAAAGAGTGATCCACTCGATGAAAGTCATGTATTAAATGACTTCTAAATAAATACAGTCCATAAGTTCATAAACATATAATAAAATGAAAACTTCTGATATTGAAATCGGGCTGCGTGTGCATGTATCTTCTAATGGTATGACTGCACTTGTAGTTGGGCCTCCCGAGTATTACACCCCCCGAGCTAAACTTGTAAGGATTAAATATGAAAACTCAACACGTTTTGAGTATATGATTAGCAATCAACTCACAGCACTGCCTAAAGACGAACAATATCCGGCACTTGGTGGTACATATGTCCGACATGCCAATAGTTTCTAATTATGAGTGAATCTCAGCCAAGTAAAAAAGTTGGAGGCCATGCCTACGGTAGACGTAATCTACAAATGTCTAACACTGCCGAAGAGGGTGAGCTTTGTATTTATACAGGCCATTCACTAGGAAGATTCTCCAATCATTCAATGCGGTTTGATAGTCATCAAGCTTGCGTTCGTTGTGTAGCTGCAGCTCGTGAAGGTCGAATGTCGTTTGACATTGATCGTCTTCTTAAACGAGAGCGCAAACGTGCATTGAAATTCTGGTCTCAAGTTGATATTGGTGACCCTGATGAGTGCTGGACGTGGAATGGAGCCATCAATAAACGTACAAAGCAACCGCAGTTCTCATGGAGACGGCATGGTATCTCTAGTTCTACACAGCATCATCCTCAACGTGTTGCTATGTGGTACTCATGGGGAGATCTAGGGTTCACTGGTGTTAAGACGACGTGCGGAAATAAGTACTGCTGTAATCCGTTCCACCTTATCCCCCAACACGTTGGTGTCTTTGTTGACCAAGACAGCTATATGGAATCATTTGAGTTAGCTTGTCAGCTACATACGCTTAAACAGCAAGTAGCTGAATATATGATTGAAGAAGCCTTAAAGCAGCAAGAACGAATAGATCAATCTGAAGAGATTGATTCTCGTGCTGAACTACTGCTTAACCCAGATACAGGTTTTGCTGAGCGATTTGACGCTGTAATGACTGACATGCTTGCCGGTCGTCACATTAGTCAGACTGAACCAACTCAACCTGGATTACTTCGTCAGCCTTCTGAAAATGAAGATACTGATGACGGTGATGAATTTTAAGCCCACACTAAGTATTAATAACACTTATCCTAAACAAAGAGTCATTTAATTATGTCTAGACGTACAGATCTACTTCAAGCACTTGTTCAATCCGATAAATTCGGTGAGGAGAAAAAGCAAGAGCAGCAATTCCTTGTTGCTACTGCTGAACTAATTCTTTATGACTTAGTAAACATTGCAATTTCGGGTGTTGAAAAAAATGGTGCTGGTTCATTAGTTATCAACTTACAAAACGACTCCACGACATTTATGTCTGGTCACTCAATTGAATTTGATATTAGAACCGCTGAACGTGAAGAAGACACTGAGGTTCTTGAGTTCCTACGTGGACTTATGGAAGAGATTGATGAAAATGACTGGAGCAAAAATGTTTTAATTACGTTGATTAGTGATGCTGGAACAAGAACATTTGCTGTCGAAGCAGGCGGGAGCCAAGAAAGCCTCCGAGCGCTTGCAGCAGAATTTAGCGGATAAGCTTAAGTCTCAAGGACTAAAACTTCCCCTTTACCCGACTCCGCAAATTATTGAGAGGGCGCGTATGGTTATGGGTGGTATTGACTTTGATCCCACATCAGATCCTGTCCAACAGGTATTGGTTAATGCTACGTCTGTACCATCTATAGAAATTAACCCTTTACAAGAGCACTGGCATGGCAATGTCTGGGTTTCACCTAAAGGAGCTGTACGCAATTCACGTATCTGGTTCAACAAAACGATCAATGAATATCGTAATGGCCATATCAATAGCTTTATATTTTTCACTAGTGCCTCAGAGTTATTAAGAGCCTCACCTGTTATTTGGGATTACCCTGTTTGCATACCTTTTAAACGTATCAAACAACTCAAAGCTACTACCACCGGCTTTGAACCAGTCTGTCCTTCCACTTGGAATGCTATTGTCTATGGTCCTCCACTCGAAGAATTAATATCATCTATTGATAAAGTATCTTTATTTTATAGCAGTTTTCGAGATATTGGACGAATTATCTACAATGAATTTGCTGGTGACAGCTGGAAAAAAGATCTGGAATATTACGAAGATCAACGAGGTCAGCTGTAATGAGTAAGCATATAAATAAAAGCTATTTATACTCTTTGCCATCTGGTGCTTGTGTACATCCTTGCCGTTTAATTCACAAAGATGGAACATTGATGTGGAAGCATGCATTGCTCTCTGATCAAAACAATATTAATCTTCCACTTGATGAATGCCACGAGCAGCACATAATAAAAACTGCTCAGCGTCTAGAAGAACTGAACAGTTGGTGCTCACAGGATTTAGAACCATGGCAATCTTTTGTACCTTATGCTTGGTATTCACCTGCTGATACTGATTTGAAAGAAGGTATCTGCGTTTACTTCACACATTCTATATATAGCAATGAAAACATTTTTGATTTGCTTATGCCTCATATTCAAGAACATGAGACATTAGAACAGCGTGATAACTTATTATTTTTCAGGCGCTGTTAATCCAGCAGCATGGTTTGGATAACACTCTATATACGCATCCATTGGAATAACAATATACTCAGCAATTTGATTTTTATCTAAGTAGTTTACTGTCATCCACCCTGGCTGATTTTCAACAGCGCCTGTAATTGCATAGCCAGCAAGTATGCTGCAAAAGATTAAAGGAGTCATGTGTTTCTTTTCAAATGATTAATTAACCGTGTCAAATACCACTCTGCTTTACTTGCATCTTGTTGTGCATTTCCCTTGAGCCACAAACGAAGAAGATACTTCAGCGCTTGAGCTTGAAGCATTCCTGCTTTGACATCAGGTGCATCTTGAATTGCTTCTTCAATGATATCTATTGCTTCTTGTGTGCCACGTGTGTAATGTGAAGGACTATTTACCATGTCATTCTGTGTCTCTGGATGATAATAAGTCCTATCGTTATTCACTGGTCCTAATTGACTCTCCACCCTGCAATTATTGTCATATCCTTCTACTACTCGTAGCCAATGTTTACCATCTTTTAGATCTGCTTGGTTATACATGTTCAAGTTTGGAAAGTCCCACTCTTTTGAATTCTTAAATGTTTGATCATCCAATGCTTCCCACTCCTTCCATTCTTTATCTTCATTCCAATTATGGTCATCATACTTCTTGAATTCTGACTTGAAATTTTCATAATCCATGTATCACATTCCTATGTTTCACTACCTAATATAGAAGAGAATAATTATATATGAGAGATATGCATGCTCCTGAAGGTGACCCTTGCTATATCAAAAATAAAGATAGATACTTTATGAGTATTGCAGAAACAATCGCCAGTGGCTCAACACATCCCATTGTTCCTGGTGGCTGTGTTTTAACCCGCGATCGTGAAATAATTGGTGATGGTAGATCAGTTCTATGTTCTTCAAAAGTAGAAATTGATTGTATTACTTATGCCATTGCTACTTGCGCTAAACGAGGCACTCCTTCTGCAGGAGCCGTCATTTATTCCACACGCTATCCATTTGCTTCGTCTGTATTTCAAGCACATCTCATGGGCATACGGCGCTTTGTTATTGCCGCTCACCAATGGGAGCCCTACTATAAAGATGAGTTCAGACGTGCTGCACGTTTGGCAAGAGAGTTGTCTATAGCTATTGAGCCATTGCACAATAATCCAGACGCACGCTTCACAAAAAATCCTCACGAACTTGATGAGTTCGATCCAAAAGAAAAATCTGATTTAGACAATGACTGAACTTTCCTACATATGTACATACCGTTCCGGCGAAGTGATAACTAATCTCAATTACGATGATAGTTACGCACTATTTTTAGAAGCTAGTAAAACAAATAATCCCTGTGTGGTTACATTTGATCAAAAGATTTTAGAGAATAATTAATGACTGAACTATTATTTGACATTGAAAGCACCGGCTTGCTTCGCCGTGGCTCTACTATCCACTGCATTGTTATGCGTGATATGGATACAGTAGAAGAACCATTAGTCTTTGACTACAAACCTGAACGTGCTGTTATCCAGGGCGTAAAGCAACTAGAGAATGCTGATGTACTCATAGGCCATAACATTATTAACTATGACATCCCGTTACTCAAAGAACAGTTTCCAGACTTTACCTTTAGAGGTGAGGTCCTTGATACTCTTGTTCTCTCCCGTCTTTTTTATCCCCATATTGCTGACCGTGATTTTCAAAGACGCCCTCAAGGTATGCCTCAAAGGTTGTACGGAAGGCACAGTCTCGAAGCCTGGGGACATCGACTAAAGTGTTTTAAGGGAGATTTCGGTAAACACGAAGCTGCTTGGGATAAGTACACACCAGAAATGCTGGATTATTGTATCCAAGACACGATGGTGACCGTCAAACTATATGAACTTCTAAAGAGGAGAATGAACGATGCCTAAGAAAAATGATCCATTAACTGTTTCTGAAGTACAAGAAGCAACTGATGAATTCTTTCCACTGTTTGATATTGTTAATGCTGCTATGCAACAACGTAATGGTTCGGTTGAAGATACGTTAAAAGTTATGGAGTCTGTAGCTAAGCTTGGACACAAGCGTCGTGCTGACAAAGCAGACGAAGAAAAGAAATTGAAGTTTGGATTTAACAAAACAAAGGATACTGACAATGCGGATACCTGATTGCGTTTCACTTGAAATGAAGATGGCCACTCTGATGGCTCAACAAGAAGCCAGTGGCTTCATGTTTGATATGGATGCTGCTGAACGTGTTAGGGAAAATCTCGCATGTGAGGCTAAAAACATTGAAGAAAAAATTCGAGCGACTTATCACTACTACCCTGGCAAAGTCTTCACACCAAAACGTACCTCTGCTAAGACTGGCTACGTAGCAGGTGCACCGATGACTAAGCTTGTGGACTTCAATCCAACAAGCAGACTCCATATTCACTGGGCATTGACGACATTTCGTGGTGCTCGTTTCACTAAAGTGACCGACAGTGGTAAGCCTAAGGTTGATGAAGCAACACTATCTGAAGTCAGAGACCTAGCACTTGCTGCTGGGAATCAACAACTACATGATGAATGTGACATGTTCATCCGTCTGCTGACCTTACAGAAACATATGGGTCAGCTCAGTGAAGGTGCTAACTCCTGGTTCAACTCTATTGAAGACGACGGTTGTATCCATCACAGCTGCACCTTGGCTACGCAGACAGGACGCAACGCTCACCGTGGTCCTAACCTTGGGCAAGTTGTGAGTGCACCATGGGCTAGGGAATTGTTTGTACCTTTCCCTGGTCATGTGATGGTTGGTGCTGACTTAGAAGGCATCGAGCTTCGTGCACTTGGGCACTACCTCGCCGTCTTCGATGAGGGCTCATTTGCAGATGTTGTATGCAACGGTGACATCCACCAGCAGAATGCTGATCGCGTGGGATGCACAAGGCCGCAAGTGAAATCGCTGACCTATGCCTTCATCTATGGAGCGGGTGACCAAAAGCTAGGCCACGTCTTGCATCCTGAGTATTCAGATGCTCAGAAAAAAGCACTGGGCAGTGATCTCCGTCGTAAATTCCTTGACGCTATCCCTGGACTTGAACCACTGATTAATGCTGTCAAGCTAAAGGTACGCGAGACTGGCAAGCTCAAAGGCTTAGATCGTCGTCCCATCTTCTGTGATGGCGAACATAAAAGTTTAAACTTCCTTCTTCAAAGCTGTGGGGCAATCCTGAGTAAGCGTTGGTGCGTCATCTCTCAAGAGCTGCTTGATAGCGCAGGGCTTACGTACAACAAAGATTACACCCGCTGTGCTTACGTGCACGATGAGCAGCAGTTTTCTGTA